ATCTTCACTGTAATCAGCGAGATTTTTTAATTTACTCAGTATATATTCATGGTCTATACCAAGTCCTTTGGCAACATCCAGTACTCCTTTTTCTATTTCTTTCATAACTCTTTCCTGTTTTAGTAGTATTGTTGCTTTTTTCCTAGCTTTTTGATTATCCATTTCTGAATACGCTTTTTTGTATGCATCAACCGCTCCCATTCCGACAACAACATTTGTTGCAAATTCCTTTTCTTTATTTGTAGCATCTTTCCTCTTATATACTCTATTAGAAGTATTCTTTATATTAGTAGAAAATGTATATCTATTAGGGTGATTATCAAAGTCTGTATCCATTTTGACGTTTTCTCTATTAAGAAAACTTCCGACAACAGTCCTTACCCACCCTTTTGCAAATTTATAGTTCTTTCTATCTGAATGATGTTTTACTTCAGTTGATACTTTTAGTAATTGTACTATCCTGTCGTCATCAGAATACACCCAATCTCCCTCATTTGCAATTCTCCAATCTGGATGAACTACTGTATTTGGATGGTCTTTGTGAAATTCGTCTATATCGTCATAGACGTAATGAGCAACATTTTTTATTACTCGTTTTTCAGCCAATTAGTCTTCTCTCTCTTTAGGTCTTTTATTTGCATAACAAGATTATCAATTAATTTTGATACTTCATCGTGAACCATAAAAACATTCCCATCTATCTCAACTGGAATCATTTTTTCAGATAGATTTTTAAGAACAGCTTCCTGAGTCTCAGCTGGAAGTCTTCCCAATTCCTCTATAAAATCAGCCATGTCCACTATTCTTCACGAAAACGTTTAGGTGTATAATCGTTCCAGCTTGAGGGGTTTCCAGCTAGAGACTTTCTTAGTTTGCTATATTGGTCTATCATACTAAATAATTCTTTATCAGTGAATCCATATTTCCTTAACTGATTATAAGCAATAGATGCATGATTGCCAAGAAGTGTAGTTAATTGTCTTGGAGCTCCTGTGTATCTAGGAAGTTGCTTATATGAAACACCATCTCTAATTATTTGCTCAAGTCTAGCTTCTATCTCCATAGGCCCTCGAAAACTTCTAAAATAAGTTTCTTTACCATCCCAAGAGCGCTCAAATCCAGTTCTCCATCCCATTGGTTCATATAATTCTCCACCTTTTACATTATATTTTTTGTGTCCCCCTCCGCCTTGTTCTTTTCTTTTCTTGAGAGTTATTTCACTGTCTAATGTTTGATGAGGGTTTGGTGAAGCAGGAACAGGCCATTCTGATTTACCCTTACTTGATTGCCATAATAAAGTCCTAGAAGGGTGGGTTATGTTTGCTTCTGGCGATACTAACCCGCTTGAATGTATGTAGTCTATATGAGGTGGTTCTTTATTAAATTCTTCCAGTCCCAAATCTTTATTGACTTTATTCTTCCATCTTGTTCTATTATAACTGTCCTGCAGAGCATAGTGTTCCCAGGTAGTTTTTGGAGGAGATGGTGGCATTTTTCCAGATTTATTTGGGACAGCTCCCCACCATTGTAGATAATGAATTCCTTCGTGAGCCGCAACTGACTCAGCGGTTCCGCCTTTTCCAAGTTTATATCCCCAAGCACGATGCTTAACTGGAGAAAAAAGACTAAAATTCTCATAAAAAGGACGGTCAAGAAGCATGGATAAGCTAGGCTGTCTATATCCAATTTTTGCTTTTGGTATTTTATCTTTATAAAAAGTCCCCCAAGCAGTTGGTGACATAGATATTTTTACTTCATTACCAAGAAAATCATCATAAATGGTCTTTTCATTCTGACTCTGTCTAAAATGAACGGTCTGTTCTTTAAATGGTATATCTTTTAATAAGGGGTCTTTTTGAAGTCTTTTAGCAGCTTGATTATAATCCCACTTACCAATTTGGTATCCTATCTCGTCATCTATAAAACGTGGAGCTTTTCTAACTCCACTAAATAATGCTTTAGCTCCCCTAGCTCCTTGCATTCCAAGAGCTAATCCACTTAATACCCCCAACTCTTTCTCATATCCTCCACTTTCTGCAACTCCAGTAAGTAAAGTTTCTAATGCAAAATCTATTGGGCCAGTTGGAGCTAAAGATTCCACTCCACCAGTGGTCATCGGATTTCTTTGATGTTTATTTACGCTATGCGTAGACCATTGATCCGTTTCATTATCAAATTTTTGAATCATTTCATCAAGAAAATCATGCCTACGAAGAGAAGGGTGGCTAAGATTTCTCCATCTCCGTTCTCCTTGCCCTTTGTATCTAGTCCTATATAATTCACCATCTATCCAATGAGCATTATCACTTCTATCAATAGCTCCCATTAAAGAAGTATCGTCTAGACCCATAGGATTAGGATTAGCCTCAACTTCTGGCTCTAATTGCTTGTGAATCTGGTATTCTTTTTCAAATAATGATGACATAATTTTTTTTTATCTATACCTTTCTTTTTTCCCTACCCTACCACCCTTTAATCTAATACATATGTCAACTTTGCCCAAGTTATATTTACTAAAAAAATTGCAGGATTTTGATACTCGTCCTTTTATCCCATACTACCCCGTAGAACGGGGATTTCGTATAACGATTTTACGTTAATTTTCATTTTAATAGAATTTAATGAATTATTTGAACAAGCTCAAAAAAGGAGAATAGAATGAGCAAACTAGTACTAAAAGACCTGAAATGGGACACACTTGTAGAATACTGCAATCAAGTGCTTGTCAATATGATTAATGACTTTGCAGCTGCTGAGCCTAGAGGTAGTTATAATAAGTTCTTAGGCAAATACACTACATCTCAAAAGGATGTTGTTAGGACTGCTGTCGCTACAATCAAACAGGTTAATATGATTTCTCAGATGAAGTATAAAAAGGATGTAGCAACCTTTGAGGATGATGACGTTGCTCTTCCTAAGATTACTATCGCTGAAGGAAGTGCACAGGAAGGTGGGTCTTAGGACTCACTTTCTTGCTAACTCACTGTCTTTCGGACACTGTCTATAAGACTTCATTTGATATATAATGCATGAATAAGTATCATCTTTGTATGAACTTGGGCATGAACTCCTTTGTGGAGCTCTAGTTGGTGAGGCTAGAGTAATAGGTTTGGGGCAGCCTTATTCTTTCTATTAGATAAATGTCCCAAAAATTTTCTTAACTAGCAATAAAAGGCAATAAAAATGGAACTATATGTAATTACCATCAAGGATGCTTATGGCATTCAATACTCTTATGAACGCTTCTTAACTAAAGCTCAAGTTGAGAGCCTCGAAGGTGACGGTGTGTCTGTTAGACCAATGAGCAGTTTCAAATCTAGGGTGGCTCTATGAGAGTCATCTTTAGGTTAAGATTGTGGCTGGCTGAGCTCTTAGGAGCTTGGTCGGTCAAGGTTAATCCTTACGAGGATGTTATTTCATTAATATCTTCTGATTATGGGATGGCTAAGAAGGCTGAAGAAGACTTACGAACTCCTACTCTTGATGAAGTTGTTGGTGATGTTGATATTGACCCTCCTTATCCTGTTGATTATGAGAAGGTTGAAAAGGATTACGAAGATTTAATATGGTAGTGTTTCATGTAGAAAGCCGGCAAGCTTAGTTGGTCGTCACGAATGGGTGCTATAAAATCCATGCAAAACGTCATCGTCTGTATGAATAAGATTCTAGATTATGAGTGCTAAGCTTGCTATACCTAAAACAAGGGAATGGTATCTGACGAGATGCATAGTTTCTAGAGCTATTGGTGAACCGGAGCCAGACCGGAGGCCTCATTCCCTTAAAATTGTTTGGAGGTAGTTATGACATTCCATGAATGTTCTTGTGGCGACAAGGAGATAAATCACGCTCATGAATTCCCAGAATTGGGTTGTATATGTTTGACTTGTGATAGGATTTACCACGATGAGCCAATCATGTATGATGAAGAGGTTATTCGTAACCTAACTAAAATGATACCATTAATCGAAAGTATGAAGACTGTCTTTGACCATGTCAGAGGTGATGTCGAGGCTCGTGAGATTATGGTTGATACTATTAAACGAGCCATTGAAATAATAGGGAGTAAAAAATGACAAAATATCCACAACATCATGAATATGTGGGAACTAGTTTATCTTTATGTGTTAGGTCTATCATTAAAGGTGAAATGGATTTAAACTGTGTAATTGGTATGATGTGTAATACTAGGTGTGATAGCTTTGATAAAGTCATTGAGGTGTGTATGCAGTACTTTGACGGAGGATATTGGGAAGAATATACTGATAGGGCTGATGAGATAATGAATATAGTATATCATTTGTATCATTTTGTACCATTCTATCAATCTAGGAATGAACATGGATTTGTTCTTGTTAGGGGATATGATAGTAAGAATTATTGGAGGGATGAGTTGTGGATTCAAGCTCATTCAGACCCGTGGTCGCAATGGAATTCGGAATCAAAGAAGGATGAAAGGGCAAAGGAAGCTCTTAAGAATCTAGTTAAGCTGGATATGTTCAAAAGGTATCTAAACAGTAGTGCAGTTGTTTTTAAAGATGGTCAATGGATAGAAACAATTAAATCAGATGAGGAGGAGTAATGAGAATTAGTAATGCATCTCAAATGAGAGATAATATAGTTTGTGCAGATGGATTTAAAATATCGTATCAAGCTGGTGAAGGTTATCATTGCGAGCCTAAGGTCAATGAGTGGGATGATAACTTTGTATCTATAATGAATCAAGACAGGACTGAAGAAGAGATGAACCTCATAAGAGGAAATCTAAAAACGGAGCTTTTACCTGCTGGTACTGTAGAATATGATTCGGTTGAATGTTTGATGAGAGATTACGATGAAGTCCTAGAAGAATATATGGCTCCATATTATTGCCCTTGCAGTAAATGCCCCGGTGGACATAAAGGAGATATGAGTGAGCCATTTATGTTGCCATCTCATGTTGCAATATTTATATTGATTAAACATGGTGGTGCAGTGCAAGGACACATACCTCCTTTTCATAAAAACTCTCATGGACGAGCGGTACAAATGTGGAAAGATTGGAAAGATGAAGACTCAGATAGTATTAGGACAGTAGATTATACTATTGCTGCTAGCTGGTATGGAGCTAAAGCAGTTGAAGAGGAGATTAATGATACGAGAATCACAAAAAAGGGATGGATAGTCCAAGATGATAAAGGACATTGGCATGATGTAGATGGAGATGGAAAAAGAGTTGACATGGAAGGAAATCCAATATTTAGAAAAACTGACAATAAATAGAATAAAAAGGAGTAATAGAATGAAATTCAGTAATGAAGTTCGTAATAACATCTTTGAAGATAATCAAGGCAGAGATGTAAATGGAGTAGACAAGTTTGAGAGAATAATCATACTTGCTAGATTATTTGATTTAATGGCTTTAGTAGCTGGTATGTCAGCTCATCTTGAGCAGTCTGGTACTATAGATAAAGAAAGTTCTGAGAAGATTCGTGAAATATTTACGGGCGCTCAAGCATTCATAGCTTCTATAATGGATTGTGACCATGAGGAAATCACTTTAGCTGCTGAGTTTTCTGGTATAGACTGGAAAAGAATAATGAGTGAATTTGATGAATCTTTTAACGTGGATGCTCAAGCATGAATATGGTTCAGGAGTTCGCTTTAAACCTAATAACATTGGTTGTGTTAGTTGTTGCATTTCTTTATGGATTGTATCAACTAACACTTCCAGAACAAGAAGGAGATGACGATGGAATTGAATTTCCAGAAGCTAAACGACACAAAACCAGTAAGTGACGATGAATATAAAGTTCTGTTATTATTAGTTATGCGTGGATATAAAAAGAATAAAATACAGTTCAGACATGGATTAGATGGTAATAGACACTTAAGATATAAATACTGGGAAGAGATAAAACAAGAAGACTTGGAATACATAGAAGAACATAGTAATATCAAACTTGAGGGAATAAAAATATTCGATGATGATTGTGGTGATAAATTTTGGTACGACATATCCCTTTCACATACTAAGGAGAACACATGAATAAGGCATTAATAGCTCATTGGACTTACGATAGGACTAATAAGCAAGGAGAGACAACTGAAATAGAAGTGCAAAGACTCATAGGTATTTATGAAACTGTTGAGGAAGCTTCTTTTATAGAACGAAAGGCAAAAAAGAATTTTGAAGTTAATTGCAACTTTAAAATTGAGAACACTAAAAACAAAGTAACATCAAAAGCAAGTGTGTCTAGACATCTAGAACATTTAAGGGGGAGAAATGGCAACAAATAAAACAACAAACTATAACGCTTTCCAGTTAATACTGGAGAATAGACCTATAAGACCTAAAAAGCTTATTACTTTAGAAAAGAAGATGAAGGACAAACCTGATTTGTTCAAGTCTAAACCTATTCTATGTAACTCTAAAGAAGTTAGTAAGGAAAGGTACGAAAGTTGTGATGGTACAGGACTCGGGATTATAGATGGTCAACATAGGTTTACAGTCGCTCAACAACTTGGTAAAAAGATATATTATGTAGTTGATGATGATATTCATCTAGATGATATAGCTGAAGCCACATCTGAGACAACGCCTTGGAGCTTATCTGATTTCTTACATAAATATGTAATGCAAGGAAAGGTTCAGTATAAAGCATTCTCAGGTTACCTACATAAAACTGGGTTTCCTATATCCGTATGCCAAACAATACTGCAAGGTGGAAGGTGGAAATATCACTCACAGGCATTTCAACAGGGACATTTACAATGTTCTAATTGGGAGCTTGCAAATGCATTCGATGACGCAATCAATGGAACAGATGATAAGCCAGGGGTGAATGACTATCTTGGATTTGCTAAGAAATCATCATTCTTAAATGCATTTTGGGTAATGTTTAAGAATCCATTATACGACAACAATAGAATGATGTCTAAGCTTGAATATGGTGCTGCAACAGTTAGAAATTGTCCTACAAAGGATTTATTCTTAAAGGAGTTATCTAGGTTGTATAATTATAACTCTAGGGATAAAGTAAAATTCTTTGAGGAGGAATAATGGTCACTATCAAGGAACTAAAGTCTAGCATCCCAGACTTAATTCTTGATGTCTATACAGAGGGGAGAGTGACAGTAGTTACTTTCCCTTCAGGTAGGCTCAAGATTATGCCAGATGATAGAAAGCCAGGAGTTAAAAAAATTCGGAGATAATGTCACCTTTTTTCAATTAACCAGTTCGTAATAGAATTGGATAATGAATGAAAGAGTACAAGGGTTGGCGCCTAAAGACATATCACCGATAATCTCGCAATG